TAAGGGGAAAGTAGCCATTATGCAAGTATTCCTCCAGGTCGTTTCTGTTGTATTATTTCAGATTGTACCGCAACTGCAATTAAGCGACCAAGTTCTCTACCGCTTTGTTCATCGCCTTCAACAGAAGAACCAGAAGCATCTACGTTTACAACTATATTTGTGCCACCTATAGGACTAACTTGGCCTCCAACAGCACCAGGGGTAAACATTTCTGGACCTTTTTCTCCGACCAGATAAGATTTACCTCTTTGTGCGTAACCACCGTTAGCAAAAGCCCCAGCACTTATTAAACTTGTATCAAATCCTAAATTAAAAACATCATCTGTTACAAACGGAGTACTACCTCCTCCTAATCCAAACATTCCACTGCCTAATCCTTTACCTAAAAATCCTAATAAACCCCTTTGCATTTGATTAGCCATCATCTTTGCAGCAGTATTTATAAAATGGTTAGCAATAGAACTAAGCATATTTCTAAAAGCATCCTGGACACTCATTGTTCCGTTTATTATTCCTTTAAACGATTGTTCAAAAGAACTAGATATTGTTTGTGATAGTGCGACAATTTGAGATCCACGATCCAGTAAAACTGCCATTTGCTGATCTAGCTGAATTGTTTGAGCTTGTATTGGATCAGCAAGAATTTGTGCGTTCTCATAAATCTGTCTTTGAAGATCTACTTCTGCTGTTAGTTTTTCAATTTTAAAGTCAAGAGTATCATTTGTTTGTTTTGCTGCTTCCTTTTTCAATATCTCTAACTCTGCTATTTTTGAATCAAGCTTGTTTTTCTCTTTTGTTGCCCCCAGCATCTTTGCATTTACCGTAAATCTTTGCTGTTCTATTTCTAACGCTTGTCTTAAAGGCAATATTTCACGAGCAGCCCTAGCTGCATTAGCCATAGCATCAATATCCTGTAAGTTTGAAGGTAAGTCACTTCGTACTCCAGAACCTCTGCTTTTCTCTAATCTTAATTTCTTTTGAGGTAGAGATTCTTTAAATGGACTAAGTGCTCCACCTGGATTTAGAAAACCAAACCCTCTGCCCATAAAAAACTTTGCTATTCCTTCTAAGGGAAGTTTGTTAAGCAAAGTAATTGCTGGACCAAGAATATCCGACACTATAAAACCAATTTTAAGTCCTAAATCGGCCATTCCTTTATTAAATTCTTCTAATTCTTTTGTTGCTGCCTTTACTTCTTCGGGGGTCTTACCTGTTCTTTCTGCGAATTCTTCAATAAGAATTGAAGCAGCAGTGGATGTCATTCCCAACTTTTCTAATTTTGCAATTAAATCGCCTGTTGGAGTGTTGGTTAAGGATAGTTTTTCGGTTAATAGTTGTAAATTTTCTGTTGGTTTCCTTAAAGCATTTCCTAATTCTCTTACAGAGTTGAGCGTGTTACCAATAGACTGAACTGCTGCTGTAGCTGCAATACCTCCTGCAAAACCACCCATCTGGCCAAACATTCCACCAATACCACCACCAAGGCCACCAGCAGCAGCACCAATAGGACCTTGACCAAATAGCAGAGGAAAACCACCACTTATTAACGCACTACCAAAATCAAATCCTCTAGTAGCTCCAAATCTATTACTCATAAATCCTGTAAACGGATTATTTAAAAATGTTCTTTTTCCATCTACATCACGAGACACTCTATCTGATAATCTACTAAATGATCCTAAAGGAGATATTTTTTCGGTTACTGCTCTTTTTTTGGCAGTGTCGGTGACTACTTTGTTAATACTTTCTTCAGTCCTAAAACGTATTTGAGCTTTTTTAATTTCTTCATCAGCCATAAGTAAATTCTTCTTTGATAGTTCAAATTCATGCTCTTTAGCTTTAGTTGTAGCTTGCTCTATAAGAAGTGATGCTTGACCGACTTTTACCCCTTTTAACTCTAAGGGTAATTTTTTTAGTACAAGACTTAAGCCTCTATTCTGTAAACCTAAAGATGTGTTTTCTGCTTTTAACCTTTTCTCTGTATCTGATAAAGCCTGTTTAGACCCTTTTGATTGCTTTTTACCTAAGTTTGATATTCCATCGCCTATTGTTTTTAAGTCTTTTTTAACTTGAGCAGTATTTAATTTTATATTTACGCTATACTCGGAGGCCACTAAACTTTTCGGAATACACGGATACTAAGAGTTTAGCGTACTTTACGAACTTGGGCTTTCCTTTTTGCTTTTTCCATAGCCTGTTCTTCTCTTTCAGCCTTTATTTGAAAGTAAGCGTTCCATGCGTATAGTTCCTGTAAGGACATTTTTTCTCTTACTTCTCTGTGTGTATAACCTAATTGTTCCGCTATAAAAAATTGTAAGTAAATTAAATTATCTTTTTCTAACCTAGCTTTTTACGGCATCGGGGCTTTCCTCCTCGCCCAAACTTTGCATTTTTTGCATCAAATCCAGTAAGACGGATAGAGGTATTTCTCTTCGTAAAGCTGGTAAATCTGCTGTTGTAAATAGTTTTGCACCTGATTCATCTTCAGCTTTTGTAACAATTACTTGAAGAGCAAAGTCCAGATTACCCTCTTCCTGACCCTTGTTCATAGCTATTAGTGTACTGTTTATGGTGTCTCTATCGGCTATTGTAAGAGGCGACCAGAATATTTTTACGATTAGCTCTTTACCCTTAAAAATAGAGTAACTACTACGTTCTTCGACACTAAAAGCTGCTTTTAGTTTGTCGATTGCTCTTACTGGTGACATAAAAAATTGTATTTATTCTTGTAGTATAACTCAAAGTATAGATTTAAGCACTCGTACCTTTGTGCATTGTATAGTTACGTTTTGGTCTGAACCCTGCCATTTGAAATCCTTTATTAATATCTTTTTCTAAGAAGTTATTTTGTAGATAAACATAATACCAAAAAGGAACATTTGGTTTGGGAGTTGTTTTTCTTTTTTCAGCAAATAAATCTTCATACATCTTTCCATCATAGGGGCTGACCATTGCGTTAATTACAAATCCTGCGTACTCGGCTTTGTTACCTATGTAAAGCATCTTTACTAGCGAAGTGTATATCGGCTTTTGCCTTTTTGGTGCTTTTCTACTGGTCTTTTGTGCATCTATATTATTATCTTTGCGTGGAATAGATGGTATAACTGGAGCACCTTTTATTTGCCAAGCGGTGTTAAATGTTCCTGTAAACCAAGGACTTCGATTTTGTAAGGAATAATGAATTTCGGATGCTGCTTCGGCTCTGCCTTTAACAATTAAACCAGCTAAATCACCTGGTAAATGTTTTAAATCTTTTGTTTTACGCATTGGCTGTAAAGTCGCAGTTTATTACACTCATAAAGTGACTTTGATCTTCGGTTACTACAGATGACGGTCCACTGATTTCGGTTATTCTTGGAGTTACAGAAAAGGTATCAGTATAATCAGCAGCATTTACAGAAATGAGACCCGTAATAACTGACTCTGAGATTGCAGCAGCTACAGCAGTTCCTTTATTAGAGGGAGTCATAATTGCACATCTTATTGTTCCTGAATAGTAGGTTGTAGCTGAACCTTGATTTTGTATAGTGGATTGATTAAAGTCTAGGTTTACCATTACATACTTTTTATTTTTTCCTGGTGAGCTAAAAGGTGTATTATCGAATACTACAGTTACAGTGGGGTCTGAGTCGTTAACAGCGTCTAGTATTGCTGTTTCAAATGCTGCTCGTGCGTTTACTAAAGTCATTAGAAAATTACGTCAATACGGAACAGGTATTCCTGTCCACCTTTTAACGTACGAATATCTGTTATCTTAGCTCCTCTTGTTGAACCAGAAAATGTAAGTGTTATCTCGTCTTGAAGAAGGGGTTGATTATCACCTATCAAGTCTGGAGTAATGAAGAGCCTCGCTACATTCTCCTGAAACCCAGATTCTTCAGTAGATTGTACAAACTCGATAGGCACTTTAATTGTATAGTTCGTGTCTATAGTTATGTACTCTCCAGTTGTATTGTTATAGCTAGATACACCTTTTCGTGTGTAAACAATAGTGGTATCTAGTGAATTACCAAGCTGAGATACAATTTGCTTTGCAATTTTTTTAAATGCTGAGTCTAGTTGTCCTGCCATTAGCCTCTAACTACTCTCATTTGGAAAGATCCTGCTCCCCCTAGAATATACGCTCCAAGGTAACTTTGTAGCCAAGGGTAAACATCTAAAATATTGTTTACTGATCCTGTTCCTTGACTTGCAGTGTTGTACTTAACTTCTATATCTCCTAATTTTACTTCTGAGAAGTTTCCGTCTGTTCCTAAATTACCTGTCATCGCATCTGTATCATTTGCTAGTGCTCTAGCTAATTCGTACTGTGCGTATTTAATGTTTAGTGGGATGGTAGAGCAACTTAATTCAACTCTATCTACTTGATAGTTTGTTCTAGGAAACTTCAATGCTTGGTCTTCATCGCATCTGTCACCCTGATACACGAAAGTGTCTATCCATCTAGTAGCTGATATTAGTGCTCTGTTCTTTTGATCGTCTGTTTTGTTAGTCCAGGTTGAAGAATCTGGGACTGTCTCAAAGTAACTATTAGCCTCTGTCAATGTGACATAGCTATTAGCAGTTTCACTTTTTATAGTTGCATTTATGGTAGCTGCCACGATTATTAAAGTAATTTAGTTTTATTGTAGCGTAAAGAAAAAACCCCACCAATATTTGGTGAGGTTAGAT